CAAGCACATTATCCTCTTGCGGATTTTCTTTCATTTTTGGAGACTCCTCTTTATTCTCAATTTCTTTATCAAATAGTAATGAATTGTTTTCGGCCTTATAAGTTTCACTTTCCTGGATGGCCATTGCTGTAAGGAAGGAGCCCTTCAGGTGAAGATAAAGCGGTTTGGATTCTTTTCTTTTTAGATTTTTTAAAATAGACCTTTGTTCTTCAACTGAATAAATATCTTCTTCGTCCATATTTAAAATAAATGCCGAACTACGAGCCACCCAATCATCACCTGAATTTTGCACTGGGGTGTCTCCAGAGGAAGATTTTCTAACACCAGACTTACCATCAGCGGGTTGATTGACAAAAGAATATTCTTTAAAAGAAATGTCTTGCATATCTATAAATGCTAATTTACCCTTGTAAATCTGACCTCTTTTATACTTTGGAAACTTTGGCTTTCCATCCGATGATTCCGCAGCTAGGTCTTCTCCAGATATAGAGCATAGTGCTTTTCCAGCTCTTCCTCCAACCGAACCAGTTAGGTACCTTTTGTCTAAAACTTTTTGAATTGCGGTTGGATCAGTTATGGCTACCTGAAGTCTAACGTAAGAAGCTCCGTCTTGTTCTTTATCCATTTTAGCAGCCATAACCCTGCCAATTGGCTCTGAGTTCAAATCATGATTTAAAATAATTGGCTTTGGATATGGTTCAACCCAAGACTGTAATGCTTTTTCTAATTCTGCAGCTGAATAGTTATTATAATTTGCGGTTAGTCCGCTCGTGTATTGCGGCAACTTCTATAATTAAACCCCTGGAAGCTTTATCTGCCTCTGAAAAATCAATATCGACCTTTTTAAAATCTGGCATTTCTATTGTAAATGTTTCAATGAAATTAAAAGCCATTTTTACGCTCCATTTAAAATAACTATAATTATAGTAAATTTACTTTTATAAGATTAAACAATTTTATACAAAGATATCATATTTTTAACGGGTTTGCAAGTAGCTCGGTTTCTCTGGGGTCTCCGTTATTTAAGTATGACACCAACATTTCCTCATGCATAATGTGGGGTGCATATATATAAGAAGCGCTATATAGATTTCTATACCCTTTTTGATAGGCGTTGCCACTCCATCCAAGATCTTCTCCCTGAGAATGAAAAACGTAGTCAACATTTTTGTACACGGGCTTTGACATCATTTTTGCTGCCATAATTATGTCTGATTTAAAATAATTACCGATTGGATAATTTTTTTCTCTTTGTGCTTTTTTACCAGGTTCGCTTATCCAGCTCATAACACTTGGAAAATTTATTCCAAATGGAGTCATAAACATAAGTGGATTTACCGCATCTGCACCGTCTTTTATGTGACTAATCAATAATTCTATCGTTGATCTATTTTGCAAAATCACATCTGAATCAAGGCTAAAGAAAAAATCTGGATCGTATTTTCTCACATTTTCCAGTAGGCAATTTCTCAAAGAGGTCATGTGATAATATTTTGACATCGTCCACTGTCTTGAGTTTTGACCGTGTTCATGGTGCGGTATATCGTCCTTAAATACTATATCAAAGACTGGAATTTCTGTATGAGCGTTTTTCCATTTGCTTAACATGGATACAGTTTTGGCATCAGATTCAGAAGCTACAAAAACAAATCCTATATCATTTAGGGGAAAAGATTGTCGCTCAATTGCTGCAACCCAAACCGGAATTATCCAATCACGTTTGTATATAGGACAACCTATTATAAGCTTCATTACTGCGTTACGTTCTTAGATTCTTTCAGTGCTACTGGTTTTTCTTCGGTCTTAGGTTCTGTTTTCTTTTCTGCGGGCTTTTTATCCTTTTTTACCAATTCAGTTTCTTGAATCTCTACTTCTTTTGCCGTTTCCTCTTCGGTTTCATCGTCCATAATTATATTGAATACTTCCATCATTCCATGCACTATGTCAACTAGTATTTCTAGGGCGAGTCTAGATTGGCCGTTTTTTACTGCCATTTCAAAACCGGTAACAGCGTTTTCTTCAAGTAAATATTGTTTTGATACTTCTGAATTAATTTCAAACGACATTTCTATTCCTCACTTTTGTCTTTTACGTCTATATTTTCTATCTTCACATCATACTGCTCTTCTAGCAAATTTTCAACCATATTTACCCAACTATTGTCAGATCTCTTGATATTGGGAGATGTTCTTCTTCCGGACTGATTTTGTGGTCTAGTCGCATTGCCAGCCCCCCTTCTCTTGGATGGAAGGTTTCTTTGCCCGCTTTTGGCCGGTTCTTGCTTGTCGGAATTTGCATCTTGAGCCTGCTGCTGTGTATCTATTAAGTCTTTCTGTAAGGTTGTTTGTATTCCGGTAAACAAGTCATCAACTTCAGTTTCTGGGTTTAATCCAAGTTCAATTCTTGCTTCTGGCAAAGTAATTAATGAATTAACATACTTTTGCATTACGTGAGTTTCTTTTTTAACTTGAGTATCAACATCTATCTCATTAAACTTAAAGAAACATCTTTCGGATAAATCCGATTCTATTGGATTTTGAATGGGGTCAAATCCACCCTCAAATAACAGCTCATTAAATATGTTTAACCTAATCATTTCTGCAAATTGTTTTTGAAACTGCTTTATCTTATCATACAAAGATGTATCGAGTCTTTCGGTCATTGATCTATTCCCACCATTCATTGTCATACCTAAATGATGCGGCGATATGCCAAGGCCAATTGAAACTCTCTCCTTAAAGTGATGCAGATATGCGTCTGCATCCAGAACTTCTTTGCCGGCTCCTATGACATCCACATCATGCCTATAGGGCAAAATTAATCCACCTTCTGATCTTAGGTTTTCTATTTCTGCCGCTGCTTTTTCTATTTCTTCTGGTTCAGCTGGTTGATCGGCAGTTCCGATAACATACTTATATAGGGGAAACAGCTCTCTGTGAACAAGGTTTTGAATGTCTTCTTCCATTTGCCTAAGGGCAACAACGTCATCTAGGGCATTGACTAAAAATGGAGTTCCAAAGGCTCTACCTGGTTTTCTGTCAAAATATAAATGTATGACCCTGTCGGCAGACCAAACCGGATCTCGATCAGTCGGGGCATACGTCATCGGGTCGGTTTGTTGCATGTACGATTTGGGCCTATTGTATTTATCCCTAAGAATTCTTACCTGCTCGGTTGGTATCAAGTAATATCCAGTTATGGGCATTGAGTTGCTTTCACCAACTGGAGTTAACTTTGACGGAAAGTATTGATTTAAATCTCCCCTTGCCTTAACAATAAATACATTGCCAAACTTGATCATTTGATCAGATACTTCTATGAGAAAATCTAGAAATGGTTTTTTCATTGCCATTTCCATGTAGTCTATTCTTTGATATATGTAAGAAACTGCCTCTTGATTTTCTCCTGTTATTCTCCAACCCTCTTTCCAAAACAATTCTTTATATTTTTGAACTGCTTGTTTTACATAAGAATCTGTATCAACAGCCTGCATAATTCTATCAAAGTCGTATGGTGACGGCTCAAAATTACTTCTTCCCGCAAAGTAATAATTTGTCCCTCGATAGCCAAGAGCAAGAGCTGCTATTTTAAATGCTTTACTTAAAGATTTGACATCTTCACCCTTAAGTGTTTTTGCAACAAAATTTAGTTCAGATTCTTTATTTTGAGGTTGAAAATACTTTCGAATAGCCATAGTTGAACGTCCAAAAATTGAGGTCTAAACAAATAGTAGACCTTTTTGGTGATTTAATTAGCTTTCTTGAACTGAGGCGTCAAAAGTCTTTTTTAAGATAGTGTACTTAACGGCGTCTATCCAAAACAAAGTGTCTGGCTCTGAAAAATCACTTTTATAAGACATATTTTTGTCAGAAATGATAATTTCAATTTTAAATTCTTTTGGTGTTTCTTGCATATTATCGCTCATTTTATCATCCTTTTATTTTTTCTATTTGAAGTAATAATTGTTTAATTGTAGCATCTTTTACTATTAATTCGGTCATGGCTTGAGATAATTTTTCTTGAAAACCAGCTATAATTAAATTAACATCTAAATTAGTGTTTGATTGTTCAACGTTGTTTGTTGTTTTATTCTCCAAAACACTCTCCTTATTTTGTTCAGGCAGTTCGAAATCATCATTATCATTTTTGGTTTGCCAATTAGGTTTTTGATTTATCTTAGACATTCTCCAATTATACCACTTTTTTTTGCCCATGAGTCAAGTTTATCATGAATTTTCTAAATCTGCTACTCTTTTACGAAGATCTTGAATGTTTGCAACAGCTAAAGCAAGTATATCAAGTTGCTTGTACATTACAACTTCACCATCTCCATCTTCTTCATCATTATATATCGAAAGTAAACCATCACTTGCCTCTTCAACTTCTTCTGCAATAAATCCAATATGGATTGCAGATTCTCTTTTCAATTTTTGCTCTTCAGTTTCTTCATTGTTTTGATTTTTACGATTTTTAAGGGCTTTCCAAGTAAATGTTCTTGGTCTAAGTCCATCAATTAATGAAATATTATTAAAATCTTGAATGTTTTCTTTTAATTCTCTTTTTGAACCTTCTCTATAAATTTGTTGATTACTAACAACCAAACGTGTTCCATTACCAAAATCTGTTTGTAGTCCAACTATATATCTACCAGAAGTAAATTGAATTAAATTTGGATACAAATGTGCTCCAGCTATCCACATTGAACCGTTGTTGCTTGTTTCAACATGAAATCCCTGGTTTCCGCCGGGATATATGAAACACTGTGTTGCGCCAGAAGAACTCGCAGTACCAAGTTTAATTATGGTCTCATTTTGATCGAGCTCAATTCTTCCTCCTGGCGACTGAAATGATGAACCAACTATAGTCCCGCCACTAATACGAT